CATGCCCAAGCGCCAGCGTTGGTCGCTCCTGTGGTCGAGGACAAGGTGCCCTGAACCAGCCACAGGTTGGGCGCGATGTCGGTGAAGGTGATGGTAGTTCCCTTCACGCCGCCAGATGCTGCAACCAGAGTCAGCAGTGCGTCGGTGCCGCCGAGTGCTTCGGTCGATCCCGCTGCGAAGGTGGTCGTCGCGTAGGTCAGCATGCCAACGAAGAAGTCGGCATTGGTTGCTGTCTTGATGACGACGTTGCCGCTGGTGATCGCCGTCTGCACGACGGCCCTGACGGTGGCCTGACTGCCGCTGGCAGCGGGTAGCGTCAGTGTCGTGCCGCCCGTCGCAACGTTGATCAGGTTGGTGCCGGAAATCAGCCTGCCGGTCGTCCCGGTGATGTTCTGGATCGGGTTGTTGCCACCCTCACTCAGGTATCTGGCTGTTTCCCGGTTATCGCCGCCCGCAATGGCATTGCGCGCAGCGGCAGAGTCGAGTGATGAAAGGTAAGGCATGTCACGCCCTCCCTTATGTGTTTTCGCGGAAGGCAGCGAAACGCAGCAGTGCGCCAGCCACCGACAGCGTTGCGCCGATGGTGAAGCCCTTCGATGCGCCAGCCGCCGTGCCCTCGTAGCGGGACAGCGATGCGGCTGCGGCGGGAGCGGAGAACGTGCCCGCCAGCGCCGCGTTGTAGACCACGTTGGCGGTGACGGTGGCATCGTCGGTGCCAAGCGTGCCAGAGGCAAGGTTGGTGATGACGATGTTTTCCGCCCCGAAGGTGCCGGTCAGCGAGCCTTCCTCAAGGATGAAGAAGCCAACCGCGTTTCCGGCTGCGTAGGAGCCGGACGTCAGCATGACTTCCTTGACCACTGCCGTCGCCCGTGACGTGACGCCCCGGATGGTCGAGCCGCCAACCGGAGTGGCCGTGCCAGCCGAGGTGAACGGCACCGCCCAAGAGAGGAAGGCGGCGGTGACGGTCAGGCTGTCGCCTGAATAGAGTTGCACGAAGGTCGGGATAAATCCCAGTTCGACGTTGATGGCACCAACGAAGTCCTTTTCGTGCCGGTCACAAATGCGAACCCGGCTCCAGAGGGAATATCAGAGGGCCGACACAGCAACTTCAAGTCTAGCCATCCAAGCCTGATTGAGTATTAGTGCGGCGTGGTAAGTCTTCCAGCCGACATAACCTCTTTGACCTAGCGGATCATCTTTTGTTTTCTGTCCAACTGGAATAATAGTTGGCGAAACAGCACCTTGGCCGCGAAGAGCAACCATGCCCCAAGCGTCTTGGCCAAAGTAGATGATCGGGTAGACGTCGGCGCTGGTGCCACCGGTCGAGACCATCGTTCCCTTCGCGCCACCGGCATCGAGGAACGGGTTGAGGTCGGGCGACAGCAGGTAGCGAACGTCCTCGACAGAGCCGATTTCATATTCGGAGATCGGTGAGCGGGTGCCATATTCTGACACCGTCTTGAACCCCGGCATGTTGCGGATGTCGGACTCGACGTCGGTGTGGGCGACCGCCACATAGGCGGCTTCAACCGCCCGCGTGCCATAGTCCGAGGACGGCGACAGGGAGCGGGTGATCTTCTGGGCCTTGAGTGCCTTGAGGCTGCGCAAGACCGCGCGCTGCTTGCCGAGCGTGATCGGCGTGTTGACGTCGGTGCGGAGCGTCCCGTTGGCGTAGTAGACGGCAGTCCCGGCGCGGACAACGCCGTAGTTCAGCGCTTCAATCGTCCTGCCAATGTTTTCGCCAGCCTGAACACTTGCGTCATTCAGGACAGGGTCTTCATGCAGGTCTTCGATCTTGTCCGTAACGACAACGACTTGGCCATACTGGCGAAGTGTCGCCGAAACATCTTCATAGCTGAACTGGGTTTCAGTCGGAGTAACGCCTTCAAGAAGCGGCGTCGTTGCTGCGGTGAAGACTCGCGGACGCCTAAACTTAATCGTGTCCGTCTTGTTCTTCGGCATGGGCTTGGTAAGGCCCAACTTCTCCAGAACCATGACCGGTTTGGCATGGCGGAGCATCTGCCGTTCTGCGTAGACGTTTGTGCGGGGGGAAATCCCGCCGTCTGCGTACTGGGTAATGGGCATGTGAGCGGTCCTTAAGGTAGCCGCTCAACCCCTCATGCACTGCGATACTTCTTCTCGTCGGGGTCTATGTCCCTGAATGCGTTCCAGAGTGCCTCCGGGTCACCATCTTGTGGAATGCCGCTCACGGTCGGCCTTGAGCCTGCCGTGTGGGGTGATGCCGATCCGGCGAGTTGAGCCGCGCGCCGTGGATTGAGCCTTTGTTGTGGTGCCGCAGGAGCGTTGCCGTTCGGCTGCGACGGTTGCGTGTTCTGGGCAACGAAGTCCTTGAAGGCACTGAGCGTCTCAATCGCAGAGTAGGGATCGATGATCGCTTCCTGATTGGTGACAAAGGCCTGACGGAGCGCCAGCGGCTGATCGACAATCCATGCGCCGAATGCAGGGCCATGCTCGTGCAGGTACTTGTCCCAACCCGGATGCTTCTCTTCAAGCAACCGTTCGTTGGCCATGAGTTCATTGTCCATCTGCTGGTCAGCGGCCTCTTGGCGGCTGCGCAGGTCGGACTCGAACTTGGAAATCTTTTCCGATAGCGGGGCGAGCTTGCTCTCAAGCGGCTTTGCTATTTCGGGATAGTCAGCGGCCAGTTCCACAAAGGGATCGGCGGCTTCTTCGTCCTTGGCGGCTGGAGCGGCTTTCGCGGCTTCCTGCCGTTCCTTCAGCCTGCGCGTGTAAGCAGCAATGCGGCCCTCTATGGAGCGGCGTGCATGATCAGTCTGCGCAGCATCCAGCGCCTTAACCTGTTGCTCATGTGCGGCCTTAAGGTCAGGCGGCGCGTTGGCCCAGATGTCAGGGGCTTCTTCCCGCTGGGTGCCCGAAGGCACCTCAGTCGGCGTATCATTACCACTTTCAGCTTTTTCCGCAAACGCGGCGTCCGGCTTCTCATCCGGCTTCTCTTCGGCCTGCATCGCAGCCCAAATCTCTTCCTCGCTCAGTTCTTTTGTGTCGGGCATGGCTTCTCTCCTCAGATGCCGCTTCTGTCTTTACCGCGCAGGACTTCCGGCTGGACGGTGGTGGTGACGACCGCTGGCTTGACCAGCGCCAGTATCTCGCGCATCGCCGCCACCTTGCCCCGCAAAAACTGGCTCTCGCCGTAGTGCTGGTCGTTGGCTTCCAGCCGGGTGCGGCATGCCTCGATCTGGCTGTTGCACTCAGCAGCAATGGCCCGCCACGTATCGGTGTAGGCGTCAATCATGCTGGTTGCCTCTTCTTGGAGTCGGACGCCCTGCCGCCTGCGCTGACATAGCCGCCAGAGCCTTTCGGTGTTTCGCCGCGCGCGCGGGCTTCCGCCGCGCTCTTCTGCTCAATCGCCACCTCGCTGGCAAAGATGCGCTCCTTCGATGCGTGGTCGAGTTCCTTGCCAGCCAGCATCGCCTCAAGCTGCTGCACGGACATGTTCAGCCGCGCCGCAGTCTGGTTCATCTGGCTGTCGTAGTTCATCTTGGCGATCTTCTCCTTGGAAGCATTGGCCTGATTGGCCAGCGCCGCTTCCATCTCCATCTTCTTGTTCTCCAGTTCCATCATCTGCTTGGCCTGTTCCGCAGCCGCCGCAGCAGCCGCCGCCGCCTCGTTCTGCGCCGCCGCAGCCGCCAGCACCGCGTCAATCTCGTCGTCGGTCAGCATCACCTCCTCAGCCGGGATCATGTAGGCGGAGAAGATTTTCTTCAGGAGTTCACGGTTGCGCAGCATGGGACCGAAGATCGGGTGACCGCCAAGCTGGATGGCGATGACCATCAGGTTCTGCGCCTGCAATTCGCGCATCAGAAGAACGGAACTGCCGCGCGCGTCGATCTCGTAGTCGCCCTTGATTTCCGGCTTCTCGCTGAACTGCATGTTCCAGTCGTAAGCGCGCCTGATATCCGGCACCGTGACGTCGTCATCGAAGTTCTTGACGATGGCCCGGAAGACGGTGTTCGCCGAGTTGTGCATCAGCGCCGTGCCGGTGGCGGTATTCATCACGTTCTGGGTGCCGACCTCGCCCATCTGGCCCTGAATGATCTGCGGCACCGCCGACATGTTGTCGATGAAGCGCTCGCACAGCATGATGATGTTGGCCAGTTCGGTCTGCCTGCACTCGATATGGAACAACTGGAACGGCGGATTCTCCTTCACAATGCCGTTCTTCGCCCGCCAGACCTTGCGCGCCTTCAGCGTGTAGTTGCCGTCTTCCGGCTCAAGGTTCTGCATGTCGATGATGATCTGCGGCCCGGACGACACCCCGGCGTTGTCCATCATGGCGCGAAACGCCCCGTTCAGCGCCGCCTGCGGATCACGGATGATCGACGGCATCCCGTAGCCGAAGATGCTGGCCTCGTCCTTGACGAGGTTGAACACCGAATAGACCGTCTCGCCTGAATCGTAGGGGTACAAGGCGAACTTCAGAATCTCGCCCTGACAGAACCAGATGCAGGCATTGACCGATTTGAGCGGGTCGATCTCCTCGACCTGCCGCAGTCCCTCGCGGGCAATGCCCGACACCGTCTCGTCCTCGCTGGTCATCATGTGCAGCGCGACGTCCTGCATGTCCTGCGGTTCGAGCGGGCCGTAATATTCGTAGACATGGTATAGATCGCCGGTCACCTGCTGGGTGGCAGCGCGAATGTTGCGCAGTTGCGCTAGGTAAGCGGGCGCTGTCGTAGACGGGGCAAGCTGCAACAGGCGGCGGATCGCGTCCTTGTCGAAGCCTTGCAGGTGCTGCAACTGGCGCAGGCGGCGACGGTTCATCAGGTGGCGCTCGAACGTCCCCTGCCCATCCTCGATGCAGGTGGCGTCCATGTCGGGGAAGAAGCCCCAGATGTCGACAAACCGATAGGCTGGCTGGTCGCCGGTCGATATTTCGAGGGCATGCTCGCCGCTCTCAGGGTCAGCCTTCCAGCCGCGCCGCACCCGGTCGCCGGTCACCGGCCCCTTGGTGACGCCAGTCCCCAGCTTGACGGCGCAGTCGATCTGCTCGCGCTTGACCGATTGGTAAAGGCATTCCTTCAACTGGTCATCGATCTCCTTCTCCATCGCGTCGGCGCGCTTGCGGGCTTCCTCCAGTATGGCGTTCAGCTTGCCAGCGGTTTCCTTGGCGGCGTCGGCCTCGACCGCCGTGGTCTGGGCCTGCTGCGCCATCTGGGCCATCTGCTCTGGCGGGACTTCCTGACCGCCTGCTGCGGCCTGTTCCTGCGCCTGCTGCGGGGCGGCGGCTGCGGCCTGCGCCTGCTTGATCTTCTCGCGCGCCGCTGCGGCTGCGGCTGAAGCCTCGTCGGACAGCGACGGCACCGGAGTCGGCGAAATGCCCCAGTTCTTTTCGTCGGTCGGGAACAGCAGGTCTTTCAGCCGCGCGCCAAGCGCGTCGGTCTTCGGACGAGTGGCGTTGATGAACAGCCCGGAGCGATCCTCCTTCAGCAGGCGGTCGGCTGTGCCGGGATCATAGCGGCCATGATACTGCTCCAGATCGGCAATCCAGCGCTCCTCCAGCGAGTTGCGCTTGCCAATGCGGGAGGTCACCTCCGCCTCCATCCGCCCGACGATCTCCTTCAGCTTGTCCTTCGAAGGCGGTCGCATCTTCGGCTGCAAGGTTTCGGGCAACTGCATGTTCTGCGCTGGCGGATTCGCCACCATCATATCGGCCATTTCAGTACCCTGCTCTCTGGTCGGCTATGCCCATGCCAGCGCCGCCCCTGCTGACGTTCAGCGGTGGCATGGTTGCGACCTTGTCCCATGTTCGCCACAGGTAGCGCATGCAATCCATCAGGTGGTCGGCCTGCCCGTCGACAATCCGGCCCCGCTCGTCGCGCCTGTAAACCCGGTACTCAGCCTTCCAGCTTTGCAGCGTCGAGAAGACTTTTAGCTGGCCGAGCGACAGCGCCTGCCAGACTCCGAGCAGGCCGGACTCCAGTTCGTTGTTGGCGTCCACCAGAACAAGGCCGAGCGACTGGTACTCGACCTTCAACTGCTTGCCATCCTTCTGCGACGATCCCTTCGCAGCCGGGTCGATTGCCCCCCTGATCCACTCGCCGCGCTGCTTGATGGCGGTGGCGTGGACGACCGGCAACTGCTGCCCCTTGTAGTGCTCGCTGTACAGGTAGAGCGTCCCGTCGACCGGGTTCTGGGTGCCCCACAGCGCCGCCGTCCGGTTCCAGCCGACGTCCAGCGCGAAGGCCTTCTTCCAGCCAAACGGGATGGCGAACGGCTTGACCTCCACGTCGCTGATCGGGATCGGGTAAATGACCCCGCTTCCCATCGACGGCTCGCCCTTGGAGCGCGCATCGCGCAGGTATTCCGGCGTCGACCCCAAGAGTTCGACCTTGGTCTTCTCGTCCAGATGCGGGACGTCGTCCCATCCCGCCTGAACAATGTATCTCGACGCCGCGACTTCAGGCATCAGCGTAGCCTTGGCAGGCCAACCGTGCCGCCGCCGACGAGGTCCAGCAAAAGCACGATCACGACGATGCACAACACGACGACGCCAGCCACCTTGATCATCCGGGCTGGCGGCTCCGGTATGAAGTTGTCCACCACGTAGACCAGCAATCCGTAGAGGATTCCGCAGATGAGCAAGTAGATTATGAGCGTTAGCAGAGCGTTGATCATTTTCGTTTCCCTTTCGTTTAAGCGCCCATCCAGTTGGTCGGGGCCAGCATCTGCCCTTCCCTGTTCCGGTCGCTGAGGCTTGGTGCGCCGGGAAGACTGACGAAGGTATTGCCACCCCGGATCGCCAGAGCAGGCATGGCGGTGACGTTGACGGTAACAAAGGCGATGGCGATGGAGTCGGCTGTTCCGGCTGTAATTGTCATGGCCGGAACGTCGGCCACGATGGCGTTGCTGCCGATGGTGACAGACTCGTTGCCGAGCGCCATGGCCATCGACAGGCTGGTGCCGGTGGTGGTGACGGCGGCATCGCCCTCGACCGAGCCGTTGCCGCCAAGCAGCGCACTCATCGCCTCGCCGGTCACATAGACGATGGCCTGCCCGGTGAAGATCGCGCCGCCGCCTGCACTGGCGAGGGCGGGCATGGCGGTAACGGTGACGTCGGGACGGATGCTGCCGACAGCAGTGCCGACCGAAGACACCATGAAGTTGCCGCTGACATCGACCAGCGTCGGGGCGACGGTGTCGGCATGACCGACATCGATGGCCAGCGCGGGCAGGAGGTCGACAAGGACCGACATCGCACCGGTCAGGGCAACCGTCACGTCCCCGGCTGTAATGCCGAGCGCCGGGGTGGTGGTCAGGGTGGCCGTCGCCTTGCCAACCACGCTGGGCGTGCTGGTGGCCATCGTCAGCAGGTTGGTAGCGGCGTTGACGCTGGTTGGGATGAGGACCGTCGGCGTGCTGGTTGCAGCCGCCATCGCCTCCATCGAAACAGTGAAGCTGATCGGGTTGCCGACACCGCCATTGGTGATCGCCAGCGCCGACATGGTGACGCTGATGGAGGCGTTCTGCTGCGGGGCGATGGATACCCCGGCTGGCACGAAGGCCAGCAGCTTGGCCTGCCACGGGCTGCTGCTCGCGCCGCTGGTCACCGAAGCGCTGCCGGTATCGCCAAGCGCCGTCAGGTCTTTGCTGGCGATGTACAGCGGCTGGCCGTCGAGCAGTTCGGTAAACCCGGCTGGCGGCGAATGGCTGGCCGAGGTCCAGTCATGGCCGACGAACAGCAGTTCCTCGTTCGGGTACTCGTCGGTGACGATGGCGGTGGCGACCATGCTGATGCCGGACGTGCCGCTGTTGTGAGACTGGGCGTCGATGGTGCCAGCGGCGCGCGCTATGCCGCCGATAAAGGCGCTGGTCTGCGCCGAGGTGTGGGTGAAGGTGTAGCTGGAATCGCCGACAGCGCGGAATTTAGACCAGCCGTACAGGGTGCCGGTAGTCGCACCGTCCGACACCGAGGAGGCGGTCCACATCGAGGTCCAGCCGCCCGGTGGGGTGACGGTCGGCGGCGTGCCGGTGCCGGTCGGCCTGATGAACAGGATTGCCGCCTGTAGGTCTCCAGCGCCGCCCTGCGGCGTCAGGATGGTGTTGGCGCGGGTGCCGTAGGTGATCGTGTCGTAAGCCGCCAGATCGCTGACGGCGGCATAGGGAGCGACGGACAGCGCCGTGGTCGGGCTGACGGTGACGCTGACATTGACCGCCGAAGGCGCTCCCAAGACCAGCGTGACGGCGGCGAAGGCGGCTTCATCGATGTTGCTCGACGCGGTGCCGTGCT